CACAACATAGAAAATAAATTAAATGGCACAAAAATTAAAAATAGACATAGTAGCAAAAGATAGGTCGAAACGAGCATTACAAGGTTTGCAAGGAAGCTTGGGAAGAGTCAAAGCTTCTGTTTTTAATTTAAGAAATGCTTTTATAGGTTTAGGTGCTGGTCTTGTTATTAGAAATATAATTAATACAGGAAAACAAATTGAGGGATTACAAGTAAGATTAAAATTCTTATTTGGTACAGCAAAAGAGGGTGCAAAAGCTTTTGATGAAATGGCAAAGTTTGCATCTAAAGTTCCTTTTTCACTAGAAGAAATACAAGCTGGTTCTGGTGTTCTTGCAGTAGTTAGTAAAGATGCTAAAGAAATGGCACATCTAATGAAGATCACAGGTAATGTTGCAGCTGTTACAGGATTAGATTTTAAAACAACAGCAGAGCAAATTCAAAGATCAATGTCAGCTGGTATATCAGCAGCAGATTTATTTAGAGATCGTGGTGTTAAATCAATGCTTGGTTTTAAAGCTGGTGCAGTAGTATCAATAGAACAAACAGCAGCTGCATTTGAAAGAGTCTTTGGTGTTGGTGGTAAATTTGATGGTGCTACCGATGAACTAGCTAAAACATTTGAGGGAACTCTCTCAATGATAGGCGATAAAGTTTTTAATTTTAAAAGAGTTATGTTAGATGCTGGGTTTTTTAGTGAACTTAAAAGACAATTTGGCGATCTTAATAAATTTATAGAAGATAATGCAAAAGCAATTGAAGCAACTGCTATAATGATCGGAGAAAATCTTGCAATCGCAATTATTAAAGCTTCAAAAGCAATAAAAATTTTATCTCAAAACTTTAGGGAATTAATAGATGTTTTAGGAATTTTACTTGTTGCTTTCGGTGGTACTGTCAAAATATTAGTTGGTGTTGCTTTAATTTTAAATAATCTTAATAAAAGAATTAGAGATTTATTAGGCACAGCTAAAGAAGTAGTTAATCCTTTTGAAGAAACTCGTCAAGTTGTAGAATCTATTGCTGAATCACAAAAAGAAATAACAAAAGAAATTAAAAAACAAGAAGCACCTATTAAATCAATTATAGAACAATTTGAAGAATTAAATAAAGGTGCTATTGCTAAAATAGAAGAACAATTTAAAAACATCAATACTACTATTGCTAAAGGTGTTAATAGTGGAATTACAAAAATGTCTGATGGTTTAGCAAGAGCATTAATACTTGGTGAAAAATTAGGCGATACATTTAAAAGAATGGCATCAGAATTATTAGTTAGAGTTTTAGGTAAGATTATAGAGGTGATTGCTCGTAAAGGTGTTGAACTTGCTATTGAAAAATTAATTACAAGAGAAAAAGAAAAACAATGGCAATTTGAAAATGCAAAAGCAAAAGGTAGTATAGGTGGTTCTTTATTAAGTTTTGGATTATCTAAATTATTTGGTTTTGCTAGTGGTGGTGCTGTATCAAAAGGTAATCCAGTTGTTGTAGGAGAGCGTGGGCCAGAATTATTTGTACCAAATAATCAAACAGGACAAATTACACAAAGTGCTAGAGGTACTGGTGGTGGAAGTACCAATGTCAATTTTAACATAACAACTTTAGATGCTAGAGGATTCGATCAAATGTTAGTACAAAATCGTGGAACAATAACACAAATTATTAATCAAGCTGTCAACGAGAGAGGAAGTAAAAACTTAATCTAATGAGTGGTGCATTTCCTATATCATCAGCAAAATTTGGAACTTTAGGAATAAGGTCAAATCAAACAACTATTATATCTAAAAGTGATAGTGGTAAAAGATTAGTTAGACAAATAGACAATCAACGATGGGGTTTTTCAGTTCAAATTATTACTGCAAAACGAAGTGATGTTTATGGCGATTTGATGGCTTTTATAACTAAACAAAGAGGTAGTAAAGAAACCTTTACTATTATCCCACCAGAAATTGAAGATGCTAGAGGAAATGAAGCTGGAACTGTATTAGTTAATGGTATTCACGCAGTTGCAGATACAACGATTGCTATGGATGGTTTTGGTGCAGATGGTGCTGGAAGATTTAAAGCTGGAGATTTTATAAAGTTTGCTTCACATACTAAAGTTTATATGGTTGTCGCAGATGTAACAAGTTCAAGTAATGCTGCAACAGTTACAATCGAACCACCTTTAATTACTGCTTTAGCAAATGATTCAGTAGTTGTTTATGACAATGTTCCTTTTACAGTTTATTTAACAAATGATATGCAAGAATTTGGAGTGAATGGTGCTGATAAAGATGGAAACCTTTATTACGAATACCAATTTGATGTTGAAGAAGCTTTGTAATGAAATATTTAATCAGGCATTATCTCAATGTAGATGCCACAGCAGAAGTCATTGTAGATGAAAGCGAAATTAATATTCACTTAAATGATTTAAAAGAACATAAAAAGCCAAATAGTAAATGTAAATTTAATGTGATAAAAGGAAATGAAAAACTAATTAGAACAACTTACGAGAAATATGACGAGAAGCTTAACATCATCAATAAAGACGGAACTAGCAACAAATGATATACGGCCAGTTCATCTTATCACTATCGGCTTTGCTACTCCTGTTAATATTACAGATTGCTCCTATCCTTTAACTTCATCTATATCAGGTGGATCAGTTACCTATTCAGCTTCTAAATTTATAATGGCTATTTCTTCTTTTACAGAAGAAACTGATATTGCCAAACAATCCCTAGACTTAACTTTATCTGGTGCAGATCAAACTTTTATCTCAACGTGCTTAAATGAAAATGTAGTCAATGATAGTGTTACGATTTATCGTGGTTTATTAAATGATAGTAATGCTTTAATTGCTGATCCATTTCTTTTGTATAAAGGAACGATTGATACATTTGGAATATCTGAATCTGGTGAAGATAGTAGTGTAACATTAAGGATTGTTTCTCATTGGGCAGATTTTGAAAAAGAAAATGGAAGAAAAACAAATAACATATCTCAACAAAGATTCTTTAGTGCAGATGTAGGTATGAATTTTTCTAGTCAAACAGTTCAAGATATTAAATGGGGTAGATCATAATGGGAATTTGGAAAAGCATAAAAAAAATATTTTCAGCACCTCTTAAAATTATAACAACATTTTTATCTTGGTTAATTCCTCAACCACAAGTACCAGATTTTGGAGATAGTGAATTTGATACTTATGAAAAAGGTATTCTTCTTAACAAACAATCTAATGACGCAAATATTCCTATTATTTATGGAACAAGAATGGTGGGTGGAACTAGGGTGTTTATGGAAACAAGTGGAACAGATAACACTTATTTATATATGGCAATCGTTATGGCAGAGGGAGAAATTAACGATATAACTTCTATTATTATTGATGACAAAACAGTTACTTGGTCAGGAGATTTAGCTGACAATACACAACGAACAGTTGGAAGTGGAGATAGTAATTTTTATAAAGATTCAGCAAGTTTAATTACAGTTGAACCTCATTATGGAACTGATGGACAAAGTGCATCATCATTATTATCAACATTAAGTTCTTGGGGATCAACACATAAATTATCTGGGCTATGTTATATCGGTTTACGATTTACTTGGCATCAAGATGCGTTTCAAGGTATTCCAAAAGTTCAAGCGATTGTTCAAGGTAAAAAAGTAGTTGCTTATAATTCAAGTTCAGTAGCACAAACAGCAGCACACTCTGATAATCCAGCTTGGTGCTTATTAGATTATTTAACTAATGCTAGATATGGAAAAGGTTTAGCGATTGGGGATATTGACATTCCAAGTTTTTATACAGCTTCAGGAGTTTGTGATACTGACGTAACACCTTATGGATCAGCAACCGCTATTGATATTTTAGATTGCAATGCGGTACTGGATTCTTCAAAAAAAATTATAGACAATGTGAGAGAACTTTTAAATGGGTGTCGTGGTTATTTACCTTTTGCTAGTGGAAAATATAAATTACTTATTGAAACAACAGGATCAGCTTCTATTACATTGACCGAAGATGATATTATAGGTGGCTATTCATTACAAAGTGAAGATAAAAATTCTAAATATAATAGAGTCATTGTTTCATTTGTTAATCCAGCAAGAAATTATCAAGTAGATGAAGTTCAATGGCCAGAAGTAGATGATAGTGCTTATACGTCAGCAGATCAACACGCAGTAATGAAGGCAGCTGACGGGGGCTTCTTACTTGAAGGGAGATTTTCCATAAAAACTTTGACTTCGCCATACCAATGTTTAGAGATGGCAGAGGTCATATTAAGACGTTCAAGAGATGCTTTAAAATTAAGTATTAATTGTAGTGGCGATGCTTATGATCTGGCAATAGGTGATATAGTGGCGGTGACGCACTCGAGTATTGGATTTTCGTCCAAAGATATGCGTGTTGTGGGAATAGATTTTAATGAAGATTACACAATAGGATTATCTTTAGTTGAACATCAAGATGCACATTATACTTGGGCAACTAAAACACAAGTAGCAGCAACACCTACTACAACACTTCCTAATCCATTTGTTATTCAACCACCAGCAAGTGTTACTTTAGATGATGAATTAATTGAATATAATGATGGAACTGTAATTGTAGCTTTAAATGTAACGATAGGTGCTAGTACCGATAAATTTGTGGACTATTACCAAGTGGAATATAAATTAAGTACCGATTCAGATTATATTATTTATGCACAAGGTTCAGGTTTAAATCATAGAGTCTTAAATGTAATTGACCAAAAAATTTATAATGTAAGAGTTAAAGCAGTTAATGGTTTAGGAGTTAGTTCAACTTATGTAACAGCAACAAGAACAATAGTAGGTGCAATAGAACCACCAGCAGATGTAGAGGATTTTGCTTGTAATATTTTAGGACAAGAAGCACATTTAAGCTGGACACAAATAAGTGACCTCGATCTCGCATACTATCAAGTGAGGTTTTCTTCTTTAACAGATGGAACTGGAGATTGGGCAAACTCTGTATCTTTAGTAGAAAAAGTATCAAGACCAGCAACTTCAATTACCGTACCAGCACGTGTGGGAACTTACTTAATAAAAGCAGTAGATAAATTGGGCAATTTTAGTTCTTCAGCATCAGCTATTATTTCTAATGTTACATCAATTCAAAATTTTAATGCAATAGCAACAATATCAGAACACCCAGATTTTGATGGAACTTTAACAAATACAGCAATAGTAGATGATACATTACAATTAGATTCATCAGAATTATTTGATGCAGCAAGTGGATTATTTGATGCAGAAACAGTTAGATTTTTTGATTCTGGTCTTGCTAATGCAGACTTCTATACAAGTGGTAGTTATTTATTTGCAGATGTAGTTGATATAGGTGCTAAACATACTTGCAGACTTACAGCTAGTTTAAAACAAACTTCATCTGATCCTGATGATTTATTTGATAGTAGATCAGGATTATTTGATTCTGCTTCTTCTAACTTTGATGGAGATACACCATCTCATTCTCATGCACATATTGAGATTGCAACAAGTGATGATGACTCAACTTATACAGCTTTTCAAAATTTTGTAATTGGAAATTATACAGCTAGATATTTTAAATTTAAAGTTATTTTAACTTCAAGTAATGCGGCTTCTACTCCTGTTGTAGAAGAAGTATCAGTTACAATAGATATGGAAGATAGAATATTTAGTGGAAATGATATAACTTCTGGTGCTGGAACTAAAACTGTTACATTTACAAACCCTTATAAAACTGTTAATTATGCAGTTGGAATTACAGGACAAGGAATGGCAACTGGGGATTTCTTTTTAGTAGATACAAAAACTATTAATTCGTTCAATGTAACATTCAAGAACTCAAGTGGATCAGCAGTATCAAAAGTATTTGATTTTATTGCAAAAGGGTACTAAAAGGGATATAAGAAATAATTATGGCACAACACGATTATAAC